AATAAAGCAGGTACAAAAAATACAACTGGAACGCAGAATGTAGCACTAGGCGCTATGGCGCTTGATGCAAATACCACAGCTAACGCAAACACTGCTATTGGTTATGATGCTTTAACAGCAAACACCACAGGAACACAAAATACAGTATTAGGTACTTTTGCTGGAAATAGTATCACCACAGGTAATTACAATTTATGTGTTGGCTATAACACTGATACTGGCGCTGTTGGTTCAGATAGACGTTTTGTTATTGGACAAGATTTTAACGGAACCGCAAATAATGCAGTACATATTGGTGCTTCAGGCGGTCATGTTAGAAACGACTTTTTAGACGATGCTACTTGGGACCAAGTTTCAGATGTGCGTAAGAAAACAAACATTGAAGACAGCAGCATGGGTTTAGAGTTTATAAACAAACTAAGAACAGTAATCTTTAACTGGAAATCACCTTCAGAATTTCCTAAAGAATGGGAAGCCTATAATCCTAATGATAATACACCTGTAACACCTAATAAGAAAATGGGGCTTATAGCACAAGAAGTAAAAGCAGTTATAGATGAATTAGGAATTAAACACTACGACAGCACTTGGGGAAAGAAACCAGATGGACAACAAGAAATTGGACCTTCTGATTATATTTACCCACTAATAAAAGCAGTTCAAGAACTCTCGGCAGAAGTCGAGGAATTAAAATCTAAAATAGAGGAATAAAAAATGGCAGTAACTAAAACATTAACGAAAGCTATACCTGCTGAAAAGTCTAGTAAAGCCCAAGAGTGGGATTTACAAATGACTTACGAGAACGACAGCGAAGGTGATGCGACTTATTACAAGTCTGTATTTAGTCATCGAGCAGTCGCAGCCGATGGTGATTTTACAGCAGCAGCTAAAAGTTCGTTTAACCTTGTAGCTTTGACAGCGATGTGTCCAACAGCACATTGGGATACAGTATTTGCTAGTCAAGTGGATAGTGTTATTACGAATCCTATAGTACCTGCAGTACCTGATACAGCTTTTGAAGTACCTAGTTCGTAAAGAACTGTGGAGCTTTCAAGCTACATAATTTGGAACGTGGTGTTGACTCTTGTAGTCGCACCTGTGCTGTATGGTATACGCAATAATGCTACAGAGCTTAAAAGGCTTGACATTCTTATCAACAAGACAAGAGAAGAGATGGCTAAAGAATATATATCCAGAGATACGTTCGAATACGACATGGGTAAACTTATGAAGGTCTTAGAAAAATTAGAAGTAAAACTAGACAGACTTTTTGAACAGGAAGGGAAGTAAACAATGGCAAGAAAAAGATACAATAAAGGTAAACGAGTAGACATGAGACAAGGCGGTCGTGTAAGATTAGCTCATGGCGGAGAGCCTCAGAGAGAAAACTTTGGTCAAGGCAGGCTTGGACAAGAAGCATATAATGTAGCTTGGTCTGCTTGGAATGCAGCACATGCAGATGACGACACTACTTCTACTCCTCCAAATCCTTTTCCAGATACAGGCAATATTCCTTATGGTAATGTAACAGAAGATCAAGCAACAAAAGCTAGAACACAAATAGAAGATGCTGCTAAAGGAACACTACCAGCCGACACTAAAATCCCTACTCCACAAAAATTAAAAACAGGTCTTCCAGAAGGATTTAGTTTTACTCCTTTTGAAGGTGTTGATTATCCGTCTCCTCCTCCCGTTACACCAAAAAAAGGCAAAGCTTCTCCTGAAACTCGTTCAGCGTATGGTCCAAACGGTCAAATAATTCAAGTTCCTGTTGGCACACAAGATTATGAAGCTGATGTTACAACAATGGGAACAACTGCAGACGCAAGAGCAGCTAGAGTAGGAACCGTTCCTAGAGAGCGTGTGTCTACACAAAGAGCTGCCGATCCTGCAAGAAAACAAGCTGAGCGAACGGCTGAAGATGCAACCACAGAAAGAGTTACTGGTAAAACAAGAGGACCAAAAACAGCAGAAGGCAAAGTAACACGAGAAGCTGAAGTAGACGAAATCAGAACTTTAACACAAGAAGCAGAAGCTGCAGGAATGCCAAGCGATCAAGCTTTAGAAAAAGCCAAAGCAGATGTTATTGTAGGACAGTTAAGTGCAGGAGCAATAGCAGCTAAACAAACAGGTGTTGGCGGTCAGATGGCTGACACACCGCAAGCAGAAGCTAAATCACGAGAAGCAATTACAGGAACTGCACCACAAGGAGATGCAGCACAAATAGGAGGCATCCCGACACTACAAGCAGCTACAAGACAGGCTGTATCAGGAACAGCACGAACAGGCGCTGCTGTGGATATGCTTGCTGAAACAGGAGATCTTCCACCAGCAATAGCAGAAGCTGTTATGTCAGACCCGGCTACAGTTACAGCACAGATGGATACTGAAGATGTTTCTATTCAGGCTGCTGTCGCGTCTTTGCCGACAGAAGCTTTAGTGTCTTCACAAATGGAAACGCTTCTTGCCGGAATGGAAGAAGGTCAAACACCTGTATGGGCAAGACCAGCAGTAGCTGCAGTTCAAGAAATGTTAGCACAAAGAGGCTTAGATGTTTCAACAGTTGGAAGAGATTCTTTATTTAATGCTATTATTCAAACAGCTTTACCTATGGCTCAAAGTAATGCACAGGCTTTACAGCAAAGAGCTGCACAAAATTTAAGTAACGAGCAACAGGCTAATTTACAAGCATCTCAACAAGACATGCAAAGAAGAATGTCTAATGTTGCTAATAGCCAAACAGCAGCTAGTCAGTCAGCACAAATGGCGCAACAAGTTGCTATACAACAAGGGACATTTGGTCAACAAGCAGCGCTTACAACAGCACAATTACAACAACAAACAAGAGTTCAAAATTTACAAAATCAGCAAGAAGCTGCAAGACTGACGGCTGCACAACAGCAACAAGCAAACTTAGCTAATCTATCTAATGAACAGCAGATGGAAGTTTTAAATCTTCAGGTAGAAGCAGATAGGCTAGGCACAGAATTTAGTGCTGAACAACAAGTAAGATTGGCACAGTTTCAAACGGCTGCAGACTTTATGGCAAAAAATGCTGCCTTTACGCAAGACATGGAAAAAGCCAATCTAAGTTCTGCGGATCGTATAAACTTAGCAAACTTAGCAGCTCAAAACCAAGCTGCTGCTGAAACAATGTCAAGTGCTGAAAAGGTTGAGCTTGCAAACTTAGAAGCTAAAGTACGTGTTGGAGTGAACAATGCTAATCTTGCAAATTCTATGGGTATTGCACAGTTAAGTAGTGATCAAGCAATTGCTATGCAAAATGCACAGATTGTCGCAGGCATGGACATGGCTAATTTTAGTGCAGAGCAACAAACACAGTTAGCTAATAGTAAGTTCATGCAATCTATAACAGCTCAAGATTTTAGTCAAGAACAACAAGCAGCCATGCAGAATGCTACAGCTATGGCATCTTTAGATATGGCTACTGTTGATCAACGAACAAAACTAGCCATAACAAATGCGCAGAGTTTTTTACAGATGGACATGGCTAACCTTAATAACGAACAGCAGTCGTTTGTTATGGATGCTCAGATGAGACAACAAGCGCTATTAAGTGATCAAGCTGCAGCAAACGCTGCTTCTCAGTTTAATGCTGCATCGCAGAATCAGCTAGATCAATATATGACGGGTCTTGCACAACAAGTAGAATTAACAAACAAACAAAGAAACGATGCAATGCAACAGTTTAATGCGACACAACAAAACGCTGCAGAAGCCCGAAGAGCAGGCAATGTACAACAAGCTAATATGTTAAGTGCGCAATTGCAGACAGATGTTTCTAAGTTTAATGAGCAACAAGAATTTAATAGAGAACAGTTTAATGCATCTCAAGCGAACGCAATAGAACAATATAATGTAGGCTGGCGCAGAGAAGCTAACAAAATAGATACGGCTGCCGTGAACGCAGTTAATCAACAAAACGCACAGAATGCTTTTAGTATGAGCAGTCAGGCTATGTCTTTTATGTGGCAAGAACTTAGAGATCAAATGGACTATAGTTTTAGAACTTATGACAATGATCAACAAAGAAAAGCATCTTTAATTGTCGCAGCTTTAGGTAATGAACAAGCTGCTGATGAAGACGGATGGTCTGAGAACTGGAGTGGTTTTGGTTCATTAGTTAGTAATTTCCTTGGAGGATAATAATGGGATTATTTAGTAAAATTAAAAAAGTTTTTAAAAAAGCAGTACGTGGTATTGGTAAAGTTATTAAAAAAGTAACTAAGCCAATTACATCAGTACTAAAAAAAGTTTTAAAACCTTTTGGTAAAATATTTAATAAATTAGGATGGGTTGGAACTTTAGCGCTCGGAGTGATGTTTCCCGGCATGGGAAGTATGTTAGGCAGTTGGATGAGTAACATAACAAGTTTTGCACTAAAACCTTTTCTAGCTGCTGGAAAAGCAATTGCTCCTAACTTTACAAAGTTTCTTGGAGACATGGTAAGCGGTTTAGCTACTAGAGGAAAAAATGTTTTTAGTTCTATTACAGACGTATTTAAACACGGAGTAAATAAAATTGGACAGGCTTTTGGATTTGAAGCACCAGTAAGTCAGCTTTCTAGTACAGGACAATACTTTACAACTGGAGGAGAAGGAACACTTACGGATTCTTTTAGTAATTGGGTTGAAGGAATTAAAGATAGATCTATAGGTAGAGATCCTATAGTTGCTGATGCTGATTTTACTCCTGACTATAGAACAGCTAGTGCTTCAGCCAGTGGTCCTCAAGTAGAAATAGGAGCGTTTGGAGACACACAACCGCCTAGTTCTTCTACTACAAGTACGGGATACAAAAGCTTAATGTCTCCAGATCCTATTATTGATCAAGCTGCTGTTACTCCTTCTTTGGATCAGTTTACTGAAGCAACCGCTCCTTCTAGAGCCGTAGATACATTCAGAGGAACACCAATATTAGATAAGATGGATGAAACATTTACTACTATTAAATCAAGTAAAGTTGGCAGAGGCGCTGACTATGCATTAAAAGGTTATGGAGCTTACAGTGCTGCTATAGGAGGACCAGAAATAGAAGAAGGATTTTATAATCCAAACCTAGGATTAGCAAATGCTGGACTAACACAAGTAGACCAAAATAACCAAGCTTTGTCATCGTTGCAGTTTTCTTCGCCTGTGTTAAATCCAACAGACTCATTTAATACAATTGCTCAAAATTATATGAATGGTTTTGGTTATGCAGTACCTTCGGGTCAAACAGATTACTTTGACTATGCAATGCAAATACCGGGTTATGGGTATACATTCGATAGTTATTTACAAGACAGCGTAGAGCAATACTCTTAAGAGGAATAAAATGGCAATAGAACAAGCACCACAAATTAATATGTTCGAAGGAGCTATTCCCGGACAATCAATGACAGCAAGTCCAGACAGTAAAATGCCTTGGGATGGTCCTCCAGAATATGCAGGAATAAAAGAAGCCTCAGAAGCTATATTTTTAAGCCTTCTTGAAGAAGATAACTTAAGATCTGTTGTTGATTTATTGCAGAATGAAATACCTGTTTCTGAGATAACGTCTGTTTTATTAATGACTGGTTATTCAAAAGGTAAATATAATCCTGATTTATTGCTTATGCTTATTGAACCTGTTATGTATATGATTATGGCAATTGCAGATAGGTTTGGTATAGAAAATGTTAAAATATATCAAGGTGAAGAAGAGGAAGACGCTTTATCATACGAAGAAGAAATATCTCCAGAAGACTTGGATGATGTTAAAATGAAATCATTACAAGATGTATTTAAAAATAAAGTAATATCTCCTGATCTAAGAAACACTATGGAGAACTCTGAAGTTGCACAAAAACTAGCAAACATAGATGTCGAAAGCTTAATGGCAAAACCACAAGAAAAACAAGAACCAGAAAGTTTACTAGGACGAGGAAGTTAGAATGGATAATAACACATTTAAAAATTATAAGAACATGTCAATGGAACAACTCGGCAGTTCTTTGTTAGGTCAAAAAGCAGCAGCAGGCGCTAGAAGAAGCAGAAGTTCTAAAAGAGATGAAAAGATTCAAAAAATACTAGCCGTTCTTTTAGGTGGTCAAGCTATATTTCAAAACGCTGTAAAAGATAGAATGACTGAACACAAGGCTTTTGCCGATATACTGTCTAAGAAAAATAAAAAGTTTGTTGCTGAAATGAAAGTTGTAGGTAATGTTTTAGACGCAATACCAACTAATATTATTGATTCAGAAAATGCTTATGATGAATATTTAAATAATTCTTCTGTTCAAAGAGCTTTTAGAGCGCAGGTTAGACCTCTCATAGCAAACGCTTTACAAAAGTTTGATAAGGTTGGATATACTCAAGCGGTAAATGCAGGCACAATTGTTGGAGATATAAATAAAATTGTTGATGGAATTACAGCGCCTTATTTTTTAAAGTCTATTGATGGTGGACCTTCTAGAGCTAAGATGCTTTTAAATGCCGGAGAAAAATACTTTGAAGGAACAGACAGAGATAAAATATTTGAAGAGTTGTTTGCAGTAAGCGAAGCAGATGTTGATGCTAAAACAAAACTAAGAATAGAAAACATAGAAAATGAAATTAAAGGGTCATCACGTTGGTGGAAGGTTCCCGGAATGTTGTCTAGCTGGTTTAAAGGAGATCCTACAGTATTTAGTTCAATAGAGTCTGGTGATTATTTAGAATCAGATCTAAGAAAAGAATTTGCAAAGTCTGTAAATATTGGTGAGTTTGTTACTCCTAACTTTTCTGAAGTTATGAAGTCTTGGGATAACAATAAAAATTACATAAATACTGCGTTGGGTATTGAGCCTTTTATGGATACAAGCTCAACAAGCAGACAAGCAAAAGCGTTGGCTAGTGTAATAAGACAATCTAAAGTTGATTTAAGCGAAGCTTCTCCTTCGCAATGGACTAAAGAAGGCTTTGAAGATTTTAGAGTTAAAAAGTTACAGCTTTTAGAAGAGGCTGATTTATTAAGAAGAGCTATATACAGTGAGTCTCCTACAGCGCTTGATGCAGAGTTTGGAAGAGAAGTTGCAAAAACATGGGGAGGATTGCGCTTATTATTTGATAATCCTGACAGAGAAGGAGCAATGTTTTTAGAAGATAAGTACAATGTAGACTTAACTACTATGAATTTAGAAGAAAAAGATCAGCTTGCAATGCGTATTATTCTTGCAGAAGGTGTTGATCCTATTGATCCTACAAACTATGGTGACTCGCTTGGTATTCTTAGTAATCTTGATACACCTAATTATAATTCAAACATTCCCGGAAGCCTAGAAGTTTATGAAAGAGGAGGGAGACAATGGGAGTGGGGAAGAGAAGGAGCTTATGATGAGTCTAATTTTAGAAACACTCTTTCTAAAGTTCAATCATACTTAGAGCCTACATTTAAAGGAATAAGTTCTGATGGTATTCCAGAGGTTAGTAATTCTATAAAGATACTACAAAATACTGGAGATGCTAATAGTGTTGGTGGAAACAACATAGCAAATACTCTTAATTCAATAAATGCGCAGGATCAACAAGCTGCTGAAACTTTGTTTGAAGCTACTGTAAACAACAACGATGTGTTTGCAACTCAAGTTAAGTCAGTTTATCCTACTACTTTAGATGCTTCTCAAGCTTTAAATAACGGACAGCTTAATGTATATGGTGGTCGAAAAATTCAAATGGATCCTACTATGACATACGGAGAACCTGTTAATATTCAAAGTTGGTTTGAAGGACAAGGAGATAAACAAGCTATGACTACTATTGAAAGACATTTAACAGGACAAGCAAAAAGTGAGTCTGGATATATTAGGGCATTAGAACGTCTAGGAATGACAGACGAAGAAGCAAGACAACAATTCTTAGGACAGTAAAATGGCTAACGCTACGGAAGGATTCAACAGATTTATGGCTTCTGTAGGACAAGATGAGAGCCTACAAGAAGAAAAAAAGAAAGGTATACCAAACGAATTTTTGGCAGACTTGCAGTACCTGACTAACCCTGCACCGCAAACACGTATTGTTCCTCAAGATTCTATTGAGGCTTATGATCAATACATACAACCCGAAGAAAACACGTATCGTACTTCAAGAGGAGTAGGATATACGCTGGATGATCTAGAAAAAGACTCTGAGTTTCAAGAAACAGCAGGTAGATTTTTAGAAGAAGTTGGTCGTGATGAAAATATATTTGAGTATTTGCGTGACGCAGACTGGAGTTTAACAGCAGCCATGGCGCGATCCATGGAAATAGGTAAGTGGTCAGACCAAGCTAAACAAGATTATTTATATTTAAAAGATACTTTTGATAAAGCAAGTCTTGGTGGCGCTCGTCAAACTTTTGGTATGATTAAAGACTTGACCGTAGATATATTGACTGATCCTATAGAGTTGGCAGCGATTGCTGCAGCACCTTTTACACTTGGCGCTTCTCAAGGAACTAAAGAGCTTGTTAAGCTTTCTGTTAAGCAAGCGTTAAAGAAAAAACAAAAGGCTGAGTTAAGACAAAGTTTAAAGAAAGATGTTAAACGCTCTGCTTTGTTTACATCTCTAGAGGGTGCTGCTTGGGCAGGACCGCACGATTACTTTTTACAACAAGCGGACGTTGAGTTAGGTTTGCGTGATCAAATAGATGCAAGTCAAATTGCTTTGACAGGCACACTAGCAGCAGCTATGGGTGGCACATTAGGCGGATCTATAGGCTTATTGACTGGCACTTCACCGTTGCTGATGCACAAACTAAGCAAGTATTCTAATGAAATAAAAATTAAAAGGCACGTAGACAGTAAAGGAAAAAATCCAAAAGAACAAAATGAAAACTTAAACGATGACTTTGAAGTAGAAAACAAAGAAGATAAATATCTTCCAAACTTCTTAAAGGTTATTGCTGAAACAGTTGGTAAGCCTACAACAGCATTAATGAAAGCTGGTAAATCTTTTGATAAACTTGGAGATCATTTAGGTTTATATAGATATGACTGGTATAGAACGGTTTCTTCTGGTGTTAGAGAAGGAATTGATAAGCTGTCCTTTGGTGAGTATTTTGCTAACATGCGGAGTGAATGGCATACAGAGTTAGAAAAAGCACTTGTTAATATTGATAGAACTGGAAAGAGTAAGAAGTATGGGTTTAATGCCTTTTGGATTAAAAGATTAGATGATAAACAAAACGATCATTTATTTTATTTGCTAACTACAAGAGATAATCCTAAACAAAGAAAAAGAACAATGCCTTATGGTCAATATTCAGGCACAGAAATATCGCAAGAGACACGAAAAGCAGCTAGACAAATAGGAAATCTTTTAGATAAGATGCAGGAAGAAGCAGCTAGAAAATCTAAACACAAATGGATAACACGAAAAGGAAAGCGTGTTCAAGTATTAGATCCTAATAGAGTTGATGAAGATTTTGATCAGTTGTTAAGAGCAGACGCAAAACTTAAAAACTATTTTCCTCATAAGCTTCAAGCTTCTGCTATAGAAGCAAACAGACCTAAGTTTGAACAAATGTTAATGACTTATGGAAGAAGAGATCCAGTCACAGGAGAAACTATTGTATATGCAAAACCTGATAACTCTATTGCGCCTAGTGAAATTGAAAAAATAGTTAATGAGTTTGGAGAAATTGTAGAAGGACCTAAACTAGAAGGATTAAAAGTTGATGAAAAATCTTTTGGTGAAGATTTTATTGCAAGAGCTAGAGAGCAACTAGGAGAAGAAGCAACACAAGAAGAAGTAGATATTCTTGCAATGGACCTTAAAGCAAAAAGAATTGTAGATGATATTCTTGGATTAAGAGATGATCCACTTTTAGATTTTGAACTTGAAGCAAAGATTGGACAAAAAATTAGAACATCAGGACGCACAGGATTTTTAAAAGAACGAGTGTTTTCAGCTATACCTGAAGAAGAAATGTATGAGTTTATTGATACAAGCGTAGAAGGTGTATTAAATGATTATGCCACCAACGCTGCTTTAATGATAGCACGAGAACAAAAGTTTGGAAGAAGTCTTGATGTTTATGCTACTAGACATTTAAAACCTATTATACAACAGTTAGAAGATGAAGGTGTAAGTGTTGAAGAGCGTAAAGAAATAGCTAGAAGACTTGTAAAAATGTATAAACGTACGTCAGGTGTTGAAGTTCCTACACCTTTTGGAAAAGGAAAAACAAGGTTGGTTTTTGATGGTATGAAAACTATACAAACATTTGCTCACTTACCTTTAGCTACACTGTCAAGCTTAACAGAGCCTTTTATTTTATTAGGTCGTGTTCAATCTAAAGACTCAGGCAAAGCAGCTTACGATGTTGGAAACTCTATTGTTAAAGAACTTAGAAAAACAAATGAAAGATTTCAAAATGGAATAAAAAGACAGTTTGGAATTAAACACAAAGGAACATCAGACTTTGCAGATGAAGCATGGGTTGAAGCATACAAAGTTGGATTGGCTTTAGAACAAGCAGTATATGATAGGCTAGAAGGTTTGTATGGCGAGATGGCAGACAACCGCCTGCAAACAATGACAAGAGGATTTTTTAAAACTACATTCCTAACACAATGGACTTCTGCTGTGCAGCTTGCAGCATTTACAACAGGCAAAAGATTAATATTAGAGAACACACAAAGGCTTGCAACAAATAAAGATTTGTTTGGAAACAAGTTGTCTGAAGGCGCACGTGGAAGATTTTCAGAAGAACTTCGTCAGTTAGGTGTTGATGAAAAACGAGCAATTAAATGGTATAATAGTTCGCTTGATCCTAACGGAAACTTTGATATTGTCAGAGCAAAAAGAAAACGAGGCTTTTACGAAAATGATTATATGATGGGAGCTAACCGTTTTGCACGAGAGATTATTCTTGTTCCAGACACCACTGAAGCAAACAAACCACTGTGGTATTCGCATCCAGTAGGTCAGTTGTTCGCACAGTTTGCTAGTTATCCTACTGCATTTAACAACACAGTTCTTAAACGCTTTGCGTATGAAATATCTGAAGACGTTAGAGGAGTACCACAAGGACGTTTACCTGTAGCCACTCCTAAAATTGCAGCGACTGCTATAATGATGACAACAATTTCTGGATTTAATAATATGGTAAGAAGCGGTGGTAAGAGCTTAGAAAAACCTGAAGGTCAAATATTAATTGATTCTATTGATCGCTGGGGAGGTTTAGGACCCATGCAATATGCTTATCGTTTTTGGGAAAACGCACAGTATGGTGGTGGTCCTATAGGCTCAGTAGCCAAGGCTGGTTCTGGTCCGTTGATTCAAGACATACTTGATAGTATTTTATATCGTAAAGGACTGGCAGAAAACATGGCAAGTAACGTACCTTTTTATGCTTTACTACCTAATGATGCTAAGACAGCACTTAGAACAGAAGGTAAGAACATAGACAAGGCATTGTTTTCACCGTTTGCAAAAGCCAAAAAACCTAAACAAATTAAAAAACAATATGCTTTATATCAAGGACCAAGCACTTATGGACAAGTATATGCTAAAGGTGGTTTAGTAACAGACGTAGCACAAGTTCCTGAAGAACCTGATGAACGTATAGATCGTATGACAGGCTTGCCATATCATATGCAAGCAGGAATCTTAGGACAAGACGAAGAAGAAAGATTTGGATTTGCTATTGGTGGGTTACCACGAGCCTTAAGAAGTACAATAGGGTTAGCGAAAAATAAAAGAGGGACTGCTTTTAGAACAAGATGGCAAGACGAAGATAATTTAAGAATTGTTGACGAAAGAAGATTAAAAAGGTTACAAAAGGAAGGTGAAAGTCTTGCTATTGTTACTATGCAAACAGCTAGAGAATTATTAGAGGATGGACAAATAACTATAAAAGAAGCAAGAGCATTACTTCGTGAAGCAGGATACAAGAAACAAAGTATTTATAAATTTATTAGAACATATAAAGATGCAGGCTATGCAAAAGGAGATAAGTTTGTAACATATAGATCTGGTTTTGCGGAAGGAGGACAGGTCGGAGAAACAGAAGCTGAAACATATTCTCTTATTACAAAAGATATTAGAAAACTTGCACCTATATTTAAAGATGAAGATTCTATTAGTACCTATACAGAAAAAGAACTTAAGGGATACGCAAAAGGAATCACAGAGCCTGTATATAGAACTATAAATAAAAACACAGCACAACAAGATGCTGAAGACTTCAGAGATGCGGATAGAATTGGTGTTCATCTTTCGACAGAAGCTCCTGATGGTGAAGGTGTTTCATTAAAAGGATACGTTAGAATGGTTAGACCATTGGATCTTTCTAACATGGACGTACCTTTAAAGGGCTTTGAGTTTGTTGAAGAAGTGCAAAACAACAAAGAGTTGCAAAATAAAATAATTGAAGACGCTGTTGTTTCAAAAGAGGTAGCTGAAGAATACATAGAAGATTTGTTGTTCCACCACTCTTTAAAGAAACAATCAATTAAACAGAAAGAAAACCTTCCTAATTTAGAAAGCATACTTAATATTGTAGCAAGCCATAAGATACGAGAAATTTTAAAAGATATTGGGTACGATGGTATTATATATGAGGGAGAAGGACTTGAGCCTGTCGATGAGCAGATGGAAAGAATACAAAAGTTTGCAGGTGGTCCGTTCTTTAGAAAAGCAGCTAGTAAAATTATTAAACGTAGAAAAAAAGGAATAGCTTTTGATCGCAACCAGCACAGAGTAACACAAGAAGAAATGTTTGAAGAGTGGATGAATGATCCTGAAACTTTGTTTGTATATGCAGACAACGAAACTCGCGGAGCAATGGCGGATATAGCCGGGTCAGATGCAGAAAAAGCTAGGAAATTAGAAAACACAATAGGAATAAGAACTAAACGAATACCTAAAGATAATGTCAACGCATATTATAACGACTATAGAACAACAAGAAATAAAAAGCAAGTTGTTAATAAAGAACAAATGCAGAAACGACATTTACAAATGAACGAAGATATGGCAAATGTTATACGTAAGTTTATGGCAGGAGGCTATAAAAAGATAGTGTTCTCTGACGACCTTTTAAAACTAAAAGACTTTAAAGAAGCCAAGACTGCTATGACACAGTATAGCTTTAATAAAAAGTTTCAGTGGACTAAAAAATATTTAGATGATTATTTAAAAGTACCTGAAGGAACTGCTAAAGATTTTAAATTAGGAGCAACAGGAACTATTGAAAGAGACATTGCACAAAATTTATATGGTTCTAAGTTTGTGCCTAAAAATAAAACGATTGATCCTATCTATAAAACACCTACACAAAAGAGTAAACTTGCTATTGGAAAGCCTATGGATAAACCTCGTGGCGCTACCGCAAAAGATCTTGGAGTGCCTGAAGACGATGCGTTGTATGCCAAAGGAAATCGTGAGGCTAGAATTAAAGAGCTTCAATGGGATGATGAAGACGCTGGGTTCTTTGCAAAAATAGAAGCCATGAAAGATCCTGAGAGTGACATGTACAATCCTGACATGGCAGACGAAATGTATTCTGATTACTTGTATCAGAAGTATCCACAGTTATTTAGAGGTAAGTGATGAGTTGGTTTTATCCATTGCAAAAATTGTTTGGTTACGAGGTTAGTCCTGAAGATCAAACAGAAGATGAAGAGCTTGGGCAGTTAGCTTCAGACCTTAGAAAAAGAGGAGAGCAACAAGGCTTTCGGCAGCCTAAAAATACTCTGGAATTTAGAGGTATGGTCCCACGTAGAGATGCAACAAGACTTGAAGAGTTAAGCAATCGTAAACATTTAAGTATGAAAGATACTGATATTTATGTGTCTAGACAAAAAGATCCTGAAGTTAGAGAGTATCAAGAAAAAGCGGTACGAAAGATGCGCTTATCAGATGCAGGATTAAAAGCTTCTATGTTTTTTCAAGATCCAATTATGGGTCAAGTAGAAACAGGACTTCCACCTAATGATCCTAGAGTACCTACTATAAAGTCTATGACTAAAAATGAAGAGGCATCTGCTAGAACTAGAGAAGTAGTAAAAGCTATTGATTTTTTTAATCAATCTGTGCCTGTTCAAAAAAGACCTAATCAGTTTATCGGAGAAAGACCTTCACCCAGCGATATTTTAGGTAGAGAAATTTCAAGGAAAGAAGAAGTTACTAGGTTTAATTGGAAAAACTTTCCTCCACAGTCAATTTCAGTACTAGAAGACTTGGGTTTAGATCTTGTAAAAGAAGGCTATCACACATTAGGAGCATATACACCAAAGAGTAAACGAATAGAATGGCGAGAACCTATTAATGATAAAGAAAAGACAGCTATTGCGCACGAACAACTACATAGATTTATATATGAGCACCCTGCTGGAAAACCTTTTAAACACTTAAAAGGAGATCATGAGCTATTTGTTAGAACTTATACTCATTTGTTAAATGGGGGAGAACTAACTGATCGTGAATTAGCAGCCGATCTTTTAGATGCTAGAGGTAACTATAAAGATATTAATATAGACAGATTTGTAAAAAATGCTCGCAACTATATTGACGCTTTTGAAAGCGCTGTGTTAACACATAGTACTGGTGTAGAGCAAGCGACTGTTGTTGATGGCGCAGTTGTTGTAACAGCTCCTAGAATAGAAAGACAAATGCAACAGTTGTTGTCTACTTCAAAACAAGACGAATACTATCCAACTTTTGTAAAAAATTTAAAAGGTAGAGAAGGTGATCACGGCAATATTCCTATGCCAACAAATGATGAAAGAGAAAAACAGTTACCTAAAAACGAAAGAAGCCTTGATATTGGTTATGGACATAAAATAAAACCAAACGAATTAGAAACAGGCGAGATATACGGTATAAAATTTAAAGATAGTAATGGTGATTATATTCCGTTAACAGAAAAAGATAAAGTATTTATATTAGAACAAGACATATCTTTTGAAATTAATAGCGCTCTTGAGCTTGGTTGGAATAAAAAATTAAAAGATAGAGATTTGGTATGGGAAGAGTTGCCTACTAAATATAAATATCCTTTGATAGATTTAGCCTTTAATGTAGGCTTTGAGGGAGCGCAATCTTGGAATGCTGTTTTTGATGATGTTAAAAACAATGACGATAAACTTTTTGTAAAAAATTTAAGGCGACAAAACGCAGGAAAATGGGATAATGGATTGGATAATAGAGTAGCTAAAGTAGCCTATGCAGTTGGATTAGTGGATTCATTAAAACAAGCAAAGGAATACGGTCTAAAACTTGCAGACACTAACGATATTCCTTTAGGTAAAAAAAAGCTTTTTAAATACGGCATTGGAGTAGATACTCCTGTATTTAAAACAGAAGAAGAAGTAAATACTTATATAAACGAACTACCGAGACAGACAAGATCTGCTGTTCGTGGTATGTTAGAAGGGTTTACTAGATATTCAGGTCTTGGTAGTGTCATGGCTGGTATTGAAGTAGGTGCGTATGAACAAGCAAGAACTGCTGCTGGTTTTCGAGATCTTCTTTTAGAAGGAGATATTAAAAAGCCTAGTTTTCTTGAAGTAGAAGATAAGTATGTTAAAGGTATTGGTAAAGCTTTATCTCCGGGAGACATAGACCCAATGACTGCTACAGTGGTTGAACAAGCCACTGGATTGGCTGCTTTGGGTATTGGTGTACAAGAAGGAATAAATCTTATTAGATATTTTGGTCCTAAAGCTGTAACAAAAGTAAAAAGTTATTTTAAAGAAAACCCAAAAGAAACAGTTGATGAAGCCGTATCAGGAATATTAAACAAAGAAGTATCTAGAAGAGATGTTTTAAAAGGTATGGGAACAGGCGCAGTAGCAACGACCGCAGCAGCAAAGGCTGTGCCTTCTTTGTTAGGTAAAGGAGCAGGAGCAGCTACAGCAGCAGCTAAAAGTCTCGTTAATCCTAGACACAACGTATTATATCAAAATTACAGCCCAATAAATAAAGTCCTTCATGCTTCAGTAACTTCAAATAATCCACGGTCAATAGCGTATTCAGATAAATTAATAAAAACGCACAGGAACATTGAGAATTTTTTTGAAAAAAGAAATTTAGATATTCATGAAGATATTGTAGATTACACTAACTATTCAGATGAACAAGGTTATGATCTTTTTTTGAGAGATCGAATCGGTGATAGGTATGACTTACCTGATGATGAGCTTAGAAAAATATATGCAGAAGCAAATGAAATTTATGATGGTGCTTCTGATAAGAGACTAAGAAATGCTTCCAACTATAGCGAAGACTTGATCAATATAAAGGGTGTGGACAGACATGATTTTCATCTTTTAAATAAAAGATTAGACAAAATTAAGAAGGAAAAAAGTCCAGAGTTTAAAGGTGAAAAAGACGGTGTAGAATTTTATGAGATAGACGGAAATCCAGTAGTAAGAAAAACGTGGGATGCAGTTTTTGATGAGGAGGGACGCATGCTCCATAAAGATTGGACAAAAGAGTTTACAAAAGATGCAGAGTTTGGAATAGATACTTATTGGGATAAAGAAATATTAATGCCAAACGCTAGTGGAATTAAAAAATTAAACAAATAACTTGACAAAATAAAAATACGACAGTATACTATGCTATTATATACAGAAGAACAACTAGAAGCCTCTTATAAAATCTATAGGCTCCATCAAATAAGACAAGATCTTTCTTGTATGTCACTGGATAATTTTAGAAAGTTTTACGAAGAACTAGCAGAGGAGATAATGCATGGGTTTCCCATTTGAAATTATAACAATGTTGGGTTCTACATTGCTTAGTAGTCTTCTAAGTATATGGTCGCAAAGCAGAAAAGCAAAAGAAGAACAACAAAAACTTCTCATAACGAGAGGTGAGTTTGAAATGAAAGCCAAGCAACAGTCTCTTGATCACGGATTAAAAGACAAGGGTTTTGCTTGGACAAGAAGAATCATAGCTTTGGTTTCTGTGTTCGCAATAGTAGTGCTGCCAAAAATGGTCGCAGTATTTTATCCAGATGTGGATGTAACAGTCGGATACACCAATTGGAACCCG